AAGGTGTTATCAATAAAAAAAGAGGTGGTATGGCAAGAGGTTCTCGTGAAGGGTCTATCATAAACACAAGAACATCTTTTAAAAAAGGTGGAGCAGTTAATAAGAAAAAAATTCTTCGTGCCGCAAAACGTGGTTTCGGAATAGCAAAGAGAGGATACTAATGAACTTTAAAAAAACTAAAACTACAATAATCCCAACTAAAAACCCTTTTCCAAGTATGAAAGTGGGTTCTGATGCAGCGATTGTTTACTCACCTTTTATTGTAAAACAAAATAAAGGTGCTGGTCCAAAAGGGCAGACTAGCAACGTTCAGATTAAAAAAGTAGCATTTAAAGGCGTAAAGTAGTATACTTCGCCACTTTAACAAAGGAGGTTTCTATGAAACTTTTATCAGATCTATGGGCGCACCTTAAAGAATGGAGCGACTGGAGTATGAAAGATTGGATTAAGGCTGGTATCGTAGCTATAATCGTAATTATAATTATGGGCGCAATCTAATTTATGGTTTGGCAATTATTAGCTAAACCCCTCCTTGGCGTCGTCGCCGATGGCGTCAAGGGTTTTGTTGAAACAAAAAAAGCAAAAGCAGAATTAAAACTTACTGAAATAAAAGCAACACAGAAACTTAAAGAAGATCAAATTGCTGGTAAAGTTTCATGGGAGCAAAGTGCTGTGGATCAAATGAAAGGGTCATGGAAAGATGAGGTGGCATTAATTGTTCTACTTCTTCCAGCCGTTTTAGTTTTCACGCCTTTACAAGATCATGTCCATAAAGGGTTTCTCGCCCTCCAAGATTTGCCGTCGTATTATCATAATTTGTTGTACATTGCGATTTCTGCGAGCTTCGGCATCAAGGCTGGATCTAGTGCTATTGGATTATTTAAAAAGAAATAAATGAGTTACAAAGAATTGTCTGATGCAGTAAAGTTAAGTGAAGGTTTTAGAAATAAAATATATAGCGATACCGAAGGATTCGATACAATTGGGTGGGGTCATAAAGTTGTCTCCACAGATAATTTCATTGCTGGTAAAGAATACACCGAAGAAGAATTACAAGAGGTATTTGATAAAGATTTAAGTAAAGCAATTAGTCAGGCTAAACAGCTGATGATTGAAAATGGTATTGATGATCTACCAGAAAAAGCTCAACACGTCTTATCGGAGATGTGCTTTCAACTTGGAAAATCAGGTGTGTCCAAGTTTCGTATGATGTGGAAAAGCCTGCAAGAAGATAATTTTATTGGTGCAAGTTACGAGATGCTAGACTCGAGATGGAATAAACAAACTCCAAATCGTTGCAAAAAATTATCTGAAGTTATGAAATCATGCGGTTAGAAAATTTTTTTACAGCATATAAAAAAGATTTAATTACTAGACAAAAGCAAGTAGAAGAGTCTATACTAAACGGACTAGCTAAAGATTGGTCAGACTATAGATATCTGACTGGTAAATTAGCTGCACTTAAACAAGAAGAACAGGAACTCACGGACCTGCTTAGAAAAACGGAGCTAGAAGATGACTAAACCAAAACTTATTGTACCAAAACATGTTTGGGATGGTGCAGAAGCAGAGAAGAAAAAAGACGAATTAGAAAAAATACCACAACCATCTGGTTGGAGAATGGTGTTATTCCCACTTAAATTAAAAGAAAAAACAAAAAGCGGATTGTATCTTACAGACGATACTATTGCTGAATCACAAGTAACAACAAATATTTGTAAGGTTCTTAAAATGGGCCCTGAATGTTACAGAGACAAAGATAAGTTTCCTAGTGGTCCTTGGTGTAAAGAGAATGACTGGGTTTTAATTACTAGATATGCTGGATCTAGAATTAGAATAGAGGGTGGTGAATTACGTATAATCAACGATGACGAAATCCTGGCTGTTGTCGATGATCCAAGAGATATACTGCCAGCTAACATTTTATAAACATGGAGAAGTCTATGCAACAAGTGCAATCAGAACAAGATAAAATGGTTCCTATCGATACATCGGGGGATCCAGTTGAGATAGAAATAAAAGATGAAAATGAAAAAGAGGATGCTGTTGAAGTTCAACAAGAAGAAGTTCAAGAGCCAGTTAAACAAGAACCTCAACCAATAGAACAAGAAGCAGAAAAAGTTTCACGTGAAACAGAGGAACCAGAAGTTCCTGTAGATCCATATGAAACAGGAGATCTTGATAACTACAGTAAAGGTGTAAAGAAAAGAATTAATAATCTCGTAGGAAGAATGCGAGAAATGGAAAGACTTTACGAAGCTGAGAAAAAAGAAAATGAAGATCTTAAGAAAAAATACAGTAGTGTAGGTAAAGGTTATGTATCTGAATTTGAGGGTAGAGTTACATCTGCTGTAGATGCAGCTAAATCTAAACTTAAAAAAGCAATTGAAGATAATGATACGGAAGCTCAAGTAGCTGCACAAGAACAGTTAGCTGCAGCAAAAGCTGATACTGTTAGATTATCTAATCTAAAAGCATCTCAAAAAAGAGACGAAGAAAATCTTAAAGCTATTCAAGCTCAACAAGCTACTCAGCCACAAGCTCAACAGCCCGCTGTTGATTACCGAGCAGAGGCTTGGGCAGCAGAAAATAGTTGGTTTGGTCAGGATAGAGCTATGACAGCAACTGCGATGTCATATCATGATCAATTGATGCAAGAAGGATTTGACCCAACGAGTGATGAATACTATAATGAAATTAATTCTTATATAAGAAATGAGTTTCCTCAGAAGTTTAATAATGCTAAAGAGGAGAAACAACCCGAAACGAAACAGCCCGTTCAGACTGTTGCGTCGGCCGTACGAAAGAATAAATCTGGACGCCGAGTCGTGAAGCTCACACCTTCACAAGTTGCGATAGCTAAAAGACTCAATGTGCCATTAGAAGAATACGCAAAACACGTGAAGGAGGCGTAATATGACTACAGATAAAATAAACAAAACCTCACGCAAGCTCGAAACCCGAGAAAAAACGGCTCGACCTAAAGGATGGGTACCCCCATCTAACTTAGATGCGCCTGAACCACCAGATGGTTTTCACCATAGGTGGGTTAGAAGTGAGTTTCGTGGTCAATCAGACGAGAAAAACGTCATGGGTAGACTGCGCAGTGGATATGAATTGGTTATGGCTAGTGAGTATCCAGATAGACTTGACTTACCACACGTTAGTGAAGGTAAGTATAAAGGCGTTATAGGTGTCGGTGGTTTACTACTGATGAGATGTCCTGACGAAGTTAAAGAAAGTAGAGATGCTTACTTTAAAGGTAAAGGTCAAGATCAAACTCAATCGGTTGAAAACGATCTACATAAGGAAGAGCACCCATCTATGCCAATCCATCAGGAAAGGCAGAGTAGAGTAACATTTGGGGGCAAGAAGTCTAATGGTTAGAATATTGTCTCTAAATAAGTAAAGGAGACTAACTATGGCTAATATTGATCAGCCTTTCGGTTTACGTCCTATTGCTAAAGTAGGTTCTGTACCAGGCGGTACAACAGGAACTACCAAATACTCTATAGGTGACAACCAAGGTACTGCGATCTTCACTGGCGACCCCGTTAAATATAAAAACGATGGAACAGTTGAGGTAGCAGGCGCAGGCGATCCTATACTTGGAGTATTCATGGGTTGTTTCTACACAGATCCAACTACAAAGAAGCCGACGTTCCGAGATCATTTTCCAGCTTCGCTCTCACCCGGAGATGCGAAAGCATTTATTGCAGACGACCCTAACCAACTGTTTATTGTACAACAAGATTCAGTTGCGGCTAATGCGGTTGCTGCAGATTTAAACCTGAATGCGAATTTAATTCCTGGCACAGGAAGTACCACAACTGGTATGTCTGGTGCTGAGATTGATTCAAGTTCAAAAAACACAACTGCTACGTTACAGGTCAGACTAATTGATTTTTATGAGACTCCGAGCAACGATGCTACTGCTAATAACAGTATCTTAGTTGTAAAGATCAACAATCATCAGTTAGGATCTCACACTGGAACAGCAGGCGTATAAGGAGGACTAGACTATGGCTATTAATAGAGCACAACTGGCCAAAGAACTGGAACCTGGCTTAAACGCCCTGTTCGGTATGGAATATTCTCGTTATGAGAATGAGCATGCTGAGATCTTTGACCAAGAATCAAGCGATAGAGCATTTGAAGAAGAAGTTATGCTTATGGGCTTCGGCGAAGCTGGTGTAAAACAAGAAGGTGCTGCTGTACAATTTGATACAGCTACTGAAAGTTTTACGGCTAGATATACTCACGAAACTGTTGCACTTGCATTCAGTTTGACTGAGGAGGCTGTCGAAGACAATTTGTATGACACTTTATCTGCTCGTTATACTAGATCGTTAGCAAGATCCATGGCTTACACAAAACAAGTCAAGGC